ATTTCTCGTCAAATTGTAATGGTTAATGACACCTTCAAATTTATTCTTAACCGCTGGTTGATAAACCGTCGTGCACAATAATCCGTTCTCATCTTTCGGATAATCTAGCGGAATATCATATGTCTTGCACAAAAATGCAATCAATACTGAATAGGCATGTAACTGTGCCGGATAAAAACCCAAATGATTTGGTAGTCTTCTGCCGTGCACAACGCTATCATTTAATGTTGGGCGCAACCCTAGACCTTTCTTTGTATATGAATTCATATATTTGGTGTAGTACGCATTAGATATGTCGATTCCAATTGAATTGTTGTTTGCGCCCTTCGCATGCCATGCAATATTGTTTGTATCAACAAGCTGAACAATTGTTCCGTCATTATCAATAACAAAATGTGTGGAAATATTTCTTTTTTCCAGCACCCTTTTGCAAGAAGCTGCAGAAGTACATACATCCCAATGAGTTACAATAACATGAGGCTTTCTTTCTTTCCTGCTGCGTCGAAAACATTTTGAAGGAAGTATATCTTTCTTTACTTTATGCCAAGCAATTGGCTTGAGTCTGCCATTGATCATAAGATTACTGTGGCCTTCTAAAGAATCTTGTACCTTCTCATGCTTAAGGAGGGCGCGCCGATATGTGTTCGTGCCTACCATTCCATCTGGTTTTAAGTTATGATTTGTTTGAAACTGCATAATGGAATCTATTAGATTTTTGTCAAAACCATCTTCTCCGAACCAGGACGGATCCCAACCCAACTCTTTGGAGGTTTTTTTATTATATCTAATTTTGTTCCAGGTCCAGCTCATATCACTATATCTGCAATCCCTAAGTCAACAGCCTCCTCGGCCGATATATAAACATTACTCTTCTTCTTAATTAGATTTCTCAAATATCTTTCGGTCATATTTGTTTCTTCTGCAAGTGCTTGAATATACAGTTTTTGTGTCATTTTAGCTTCATCAAATTCATTTTCAATATCAGCTAAGTGACCATGCTGTCCAGAAATAACACCATGAATCATAACGCGGCAATACCTGCCGATCTTTCTTTCGCCTTTTGTCCCAGCGGCCAGGAGAAGTGTTGCGGCTGACATTACTTTGCCAATCCCAACTGTATGAATTGGCATTGTTTCTCTTATCTGTCTCATTATATCATACAATGAGAACATTTCAACTGCGGATCCTCCGTGAGAAGATACAAAAAAATCAAAAGGTTCACTAACTTCGATTAGCTCAGATTCTGGGTCTTCTGGATCTTCTGGTTCTAATTTCATACCAGATTTTTGAAGTAGCAACATTGAATAAAGAGTTTCTGAACATTTTTCTTCATTAATATCTCCGTAGATTCCTGTAACTCTCAGTTGCGGGGGGCTCTCGGCCGTTCCTCCTCCAAGATTCAAGAGAAATGATAGATCCTCCATCGTTGAGTCAGGTGGTGTCTCTTCTTTATTTTCTTCTTCTGGCACCTCATCTTCTTCTACAGCCTTCTTCTTCGATGGCCGCTTTTTTGCAGGTTTCTTCGTATCTTCTTTTTTGGCACTAAACATTATAAAACTCCTATTTTTCTAATAATTTCATAGCCGATGGCCAGTCTTTAAAATTTAAGCTAGATTTTATAGATTTAGGACAACAAATTAATATAATTCCTATCATCATCTCCCTCCATAAATAGTGGCTATTTAAATCCATGGTCTTTTCTTGCTCAATCTCTTCCCCTTCGATATCGGTTTTATTTTTTTCCAATTTATCATATTTTTGTTTTAATGTCACAAGTCTTTGTTCATCAATTTTGTTTAGCATCACCAAACAACCATTTAATGTTTGATTGAAAAGGTTGATTGAAGTTCCTAGTGCCAACAAATAAGATAAAATTTTATGCGTAACTGCCCCGCCGACAAACCAACTAAAATATATCAACATCTCATTTTCCATTATAGCCTCTTCCAAAAAAAAAGACAAGGATCAACCTTGTCTTTCAAAATCTATTTTTTAATACTTTTTTTATATTATTTTCTATTCTCTTTCAAAAGGCGCGCTGCAACCCTACGAGTAATCCGGTGGACCAAGCGTTCAGCTATCATATCCGTCTCTTCTTCCGGGGGTACCTCTTCTTCTTCGGGGGCCCCTGCTTCCAGATCTCCTAGATCATCTTCTGCAGCCTCTGGAGAAGGCTCTGAGCCGACCTCCTCTTCTTCGCCAGGCAACGGCTCTTCTAGCTCTCCATCAGCCTCTGCGCCGGGATCGTCTTCCACACTCACCTGAACACCCGTCTTATCCTGAATCACGTCCATCAAGGCAGTGACCAGATCTTTAACATCAACGTCTTCCTCGGCGAGGACTTCTTCTGTAAAAGTGTCTTCAGTAACGGTGTCTTCTTCAGTAACGGTGTCTTCTTCTAAGCCATAACTGTTCTCAATAAAGTTCTCAGTTAAGGTATTCAAATCCGCGAATTTCATAAACTTGCGGATCTCTGATTCATTTAGCAGGCTCTTCTTCATCATTAATCTCCTATTGAAAAATAGATTTCAAAAATAAATAGTATCAAAAAGTTTTAAAAGTCATCTTTTATAAGATATTCAACTAGTTGTGGATCACTTGCTAGCAATTTCTTTAGCGCTGCATCCTCGATCTGTTTAATCCTAACAAAACTTACGCCTAGGCGATTGCCTACTTCTCTTAAAGTCATTGATGCATGTTCATTTTTTGCAATTGCTTCTAACGTACAGTTTAAGTCGTCTTCAAAGTCTATCCACTGGCGACAATCTTTTTTTTGGCAACATTTTTTATTCTGCTTTAAATCTTTTAGACATTTCATAGTTCCGGAAACTCCTCCGCAATAATATCAAATATATCCTCAATCTCGTTTTCGTTTAGGGCGAACTTGTTTTCAGTCTCTCTCGCATTGGCTAAATTTTTATTTATTACTTTACGCTTGGCGATACCTTGAGATCTGGTCTTTTCTTTATAATCATCAATATACTTTAATATGTTTTCGTCTTTTTCTAGATAGCCTGTGATTATGGCACGGAAAAAATGTGATTGTGTAAATCCATCTAATCCCAATCTTATCTTTAGATTAGCTTGTCGTTTGGGGGATTCCCAAAACATCATTTTTTTACGATCTTCCGGGTCTGGAAGATTAGGATCTTTCGCCACTAGCTCCTCCTCAAAATGTGGGTGGAACTTTCGGATTGACCAGCGTGTGTTTGTCTAATGAAAGTTGCTTTACATCGAAGTTCTCCAAGACTTCGCACGCCCGTGTAAGAGAGACCACTGCGAATACCACCAGCGAGATCTTCAAGGATATCGCCAGCACTACCTTTAAACGAAACGGTAGTTGAAATCCCCTCTGGGGTTGACGTTTTCCCGCGCCATTCATTTTGCGCATCCGCTGATGCCATGCCTCTGTATACTTTATACCTTTTGCCTGTATTTCCGCAGAACGTTTCACCGGGAGTTTCCTCAGATCCTGCCAGCAAAGACCCTATCATAACAAAGTCAGCGCCGGCGGCCAATGATTTAATTATATCGCCAGAAGTTTTTATCCCTCCATCTGCAATAATTTTTACATCAGATGTGCTCTTGGCACATTCCATAATACTCTCTAGTGTGGGAACACCGTGTCCGGATATGAGCCTAGTAGAACAGATGGAGCCGCCGCCAATACCAACACGGATTGAATCTGCTCCCCAGGAAGCTAATGCTTCGAAGCCTTCTAGTGTCGCAACGTTGCCGGCCATTATATGTACTTTGTTCTGAAAACGGTCTTTAAGTGTCTTTAGGCACCTCTCCATCATAATGTGATGGCCGTGGGCGACATCGACACATAACACCTCTACGCCGACAGAACACAAGGCCATGGCCCGTTCTTCATAATCTCCGGTCATTCCAATTGCTGCCCCAACAGTTTTTTCATTGCCCTCAAACAAGGCGCGGGCTGCAGTACGGGCCTGCTCCTCGATTTCGTTATAACGATGAATTATGCCTAGGCCTCCGTGTGAAGCCATCATACACGCCATCTTATCTTCGGTAACGGTATCCATCGGACTGGAAATAATTGGTAATTTAAATTTTAAATCATCTCCTAAACTGCTGCCGATGTCGACCTGCCCTCTACTTTCGATATCACTATATCGCGGAACAAGTAATACATCGTCATATGATAATGCTTTTTTCACTGTTTCTCCTATTTTGAGTGTTTATCTGCGACACAATATGCCGCAAATGCATCTGGTTTTATCTTACAATCAAAGCCGCTTCCTTTGGCATAGCCTATTAACATGTCAGCAAACTTGCTTGTTTTTGATTCTTTGTTTGTGTTACTTACATCTAGGTGCAGTTCAATCTTTATCGTCGGACAATATTCCAACAATCTTAATCCCATATCAATAGAATTTTGAACCTCGGTTGTAATTCTCTGAAGTAAAGTTTTAAATTCTTTTGCGTCACTTTTCGTTCTTTTAATAAAATAACGGTTACTTTGTTCTGTGGGCCCTAATAGGCAAATGGCTGTGCAAAAAACACATTTTTGTTTTTGAACCATGCTATCGGACCCAATGTAAACAGTGCCAGTGGCCTCTGAATGTTCTATTACAATTTTTATTATATCTTCAAAAGATATCCGATCCCCGGATCCTGTAAACCAATCATTCATTAATTGTATCCTGGTGCTTGCACATCCATTATTATCAAAGAGCCTGGATTTGCGTAACTTTCGTATTTCCAATAAAGATCATTTTTTTGCAGGAGTTGTGTTACCAACATATGCATATAATCTGACTGTCCGGTTATAACTCTGAAAGGTATATCTAACGGAAGTCTATGATTTATAAACTTTATTAATTTTTCTTCTACTTTGCTGTGTCTAACATTGTGTAAATCAAGAGTCTTCATCTAAGGTTTCCAGATATCTCTGTAAGTACCAAATTGCCTTTTCTATGTCTTGCTTGGGATTCTCTTTATAACTATGGCGCGCGATATACTTAACTGCGTTTCCACAATGAAAATCTAATTCCCAATCTTCAATTATATCGATCACTTCATATTTTCCTATGTTATAGTGATTTGGATGATCAACTAAATTAGCTTCGCGTGTGGCCAATGCTTTCAAATCTTCCAGGGAAGGTAAATCTCTTAAATCTTTTCTTTCGTGCAGATCTGCCAAATTGGCGTTGTCTACCATACAGCGCCACTCTTCTTTATTAATCTTCACTAGAAGCCTCCGGAGGGGTGACCATTCAGAGGGTGAGGAGTGCTTTTATCGGTGCTCCCTAGGGCTCCGCTGCCTCTTTCACTTATCGTAAGCCCTTGATTTTCATACAAATTTGTAGTGGCTGCTCGGCGGGCGCGGAAATGAACCACCGGGACCAAGATCAGTTGTGCAACTTTATCACCGGTGATAATTGTTTGTGTATCTGCTCCAATATTATGAAGATCAATAAAGACTTCACCGTCATATCCTGAATCAATAATATGCGCGCCGACGACCAAAGATCGTTTTGCTCCCATACTTGATCTATTGCAAACCTGCAACATATATCCGTGTGGGATCCCAAATCGTAGACCGGTAGGAATCATCTTGTTCGCTCCGGGCGCAATCTCAATCTTCTCTTTTAAATGCGCGTAGATGTCCAATCCAGCATCGGACGGGTTACTTCGCGTCGGGACTTTGACCCCAAATTCTACAGTTGCGTACTCAATTATCATTTTTACTCCTTGCAAATTCTTCAATGATATTCTTTGCTTTCTCCCAGCATTCGGGACAATACAAATTAACTTTCTTTTCTTTTTTGCGAACTACAACGTTCCAGCTTTGAACTTGTTCTTTATCCTTCTTATCAAAAGGCTTCTCACAAGTCATACAAGCATCGCCGAGTTTATCAAACATAAACATCTTATCTTGTAATTCTTTTTCGGCTCTTTTCTTTTTAGCACGTTGTATTTTTCTTTTTGCTCCACTCATAATATCAAACTCCTTTTGGTTTGTCAACCTAATAATACTAATCTATTTTTATTTAGCCTCAAACTAAATCCCCAATCCTCGCTATAGCTTAGTTGGGCTCCATATGGACGATTCAAATGAATTAAATCTCTATTTGGATCAACTCCCCAGACTCTAATAGTATTCACCGTTGAGGTATTGTCAATAACTTTTAAAATCCAATATGGCTTTCCATTCTTTGTCTTCTTGGCAATCTTCTCGCGAGGAACAAACCAAGCTGCACCAAGTTCTGGATCCCAATCGCCAAGCGCTGGTACTTCATATCGTTGAATAGCTGACTTAACATCCCTTGAAAGAACGATATCAAAGGGAAAAATTCCCGTCAAATCTGAAATGTTATTAATCTTTTCCTCTCGGGAGAATTCGCCGGCGTCATGAAACTCCTGAATATTCTCTAACATCTTCTTCTTGTTCTTCGGACGATTTTGGATACACGACATCCAAAAATGCTTCTTTCCTGTAAATGTATCATCAACTATTTTATCCAAAGCCCCTGAGCGACACAACACGTCTAACGCCTTTTTGTTTAATTTGGAATATGTCACTCCTTCCTTAAAAAGTAGATCTTCTGCATTCTCAAACGGACGGTTATCGACGATTTGTTTAATGGCCGCGGCGCCTAGGCCCTTGATTGAACTCAAAGGCTGAATTAAAGTCTTACCATCCTCACTAATCTCCCAGGCAATACCCGCGGAGGTGTTGATATCAATATCCGTTACCTCAAACCCGTACTGTTGTGCCAAGGAAATGGCTAACTCTTTACGAGACTCCGGCTCCTTGTCTAAGAAGGCTGCAGTCCAGCATTCCGGGTAGTAATTGAGAAGCCACGCGCACTGATAAGACAGAACAGAATATGAAACTGCGTGAGACTTGTTAAAGCCATAACCAGAGAAATACTCAAAGTTTCGCCAAAGTTTGCTAGCTGTAGTTAAATCGATGTTCTTCTCTAAACATCCGTCCAAGAACTTCTTCTCAAGTTTGTTCTTCTCTTTCAGTACAGAGCCAGTTCCCTTTTTGGTTAAGAGCTTGCGAAGTTTGTTGCCCTCGTCTAGAGAGAAATCTTTGCCAAGCTTATGAGCCAGCAATGCAATTTGCTCCTGGAAAATTAAGAAACCTGCTGTCTCTTCTGTAACTTCCTTTACAAGATCGTTAACGTATTGAACCTCGGAAGGATTCCGCTTTGCTTTTACGTAAGACTTATCAACGTGGGCGCCCAATGGGCCGGGACGATAAATCGAGGTAATGGCAGAAATGTCAATGATACTAGTAGGTTTCGCAGACTTACAAAAGCGCTGGGCGCCCTCATTAGTAAACTGAAAAATACCAACAAATTTGCCTTTCTGGAAAATGTTCTTGTATACCTCTTGATCCTCTAGATCAATCTTGTCTGGATGAATATATGTATTGTAATATTCTTTAATGTCCTGATAAGTTGGATTCTCAACACCTTTGTGGCGACGGAGAATATGACCAACACAAGACTGAATCATCTCTAATGTTGAGAGGCCTAGCAGATCAAACTTAATAAAACCCATTGGTTCTAGATGTCTAACATTCTGTCCTTCCGCCCATGGGGTCTGCACGACACCGCCTCTATTGATTAGAGGCATATGCTTATCTAGATCTTCTCCAATCACAACGCCGCCGGCGTGTCGACTAACAGATCGAACTTGTCCGTATAAGGCTTCGATGTGAGTTTTGATATGTGGGTATTTTGCTAAGAATTCCTGCAGAGAATCAGAGTATTGCATAAGCTCTTCAAAATTTGGAATGTAGAGGCCGGCCTTAATTCCCTTTGCTGCCTTTGCTTTCGGAGTTGCTTCCTTGACCATTCGTCCGGTCACTCGATTAACTTCAACGAATTCTATTTCATAGAACTTTGAGATATCTTTGATCAAAGACTTGAGTTGAAGAGTATTGTAATTTGAAATTGGCACAACATTCGTCTCGCCCCATTCCTTAGCCAAGATCTCTTTCAGACCAAACGCATCGCTGACATCATAATCAATGTCTGGATAATCAGTTGCGTCAGAACGTAAGAAGCGGCTGAACAGCAGGCCATACTTAATGGGATCGATTTGTGTGATTCCAAGGACATAGGCGACAAGAGAGCCAGCAGCTGAGCCTCGTCCAGGTCCTGAAAGCATATTCTCATTTGCTTTGTCAGAGATCGCCTTCATTGTCAGGAAATACTTTGAGAAGCCGCGGTCAACAATAACATCCAGTTCATGCTGGAGGCGCTGTGCATATTCTTCATTCTCGTCTAAACTTAAACTTCGCAGGCCGGCCACTGACATCTTGAGGAGAGCCTCATCTGCAGTCACGCCGGCCGGTACAACGAAGCTTGGTAGGCGTACAGTGTCATCTGGCATAAAATCTTCTATACGTTCGCTAGCGATAAAATGAGTCTTGACGATAGAATCGTAAACCAAGTCATCATCATAAATCACTTGACACTCTTCAGAATACTTCTTATACGACTCCCACATCTGGTCTCCATTCTTCGGATAAAGTTCCATCCCTACTTCATCAACATCAACGGGTAATTCTGACGTTAGCCAGTCCGGCTTCTTGGGTCGATTAAGATATCCCAAACGCTTGTATAGTTCGCGGTCTTTCCACGCATCCGGATTTGGATAATGGCTATCTGCCGTAGAAATAAGTTCCAATCCAGTCTCCTGATGCAGCTGCACGACGTATTGATTCAATTCGTGTTGTGCCGGCACGTTATTCCACTGTAACTCCCCATACCACCGATCTCCTAAAATAGATTGCATACGAGTAGTTGTCTCACGCATTGCATCTAATATAGAATCAGGTCCACTGTCCAAGTTATCCCAATAATCACCAGCGTAAACACCACCCAAACAAGCAGACGACGCAATAATCCCTTCATTATACTTCTCCAATAATTTATAATCAACACGAGGGTACCGATAAAAATGATCACCCTGGTGCGTTTCAGACACAATCTTAAAGATATTATTAAGACCTGTCTGATTCTGCGCTAAAAGAACTAAATGTCGACGAGCCTTGATTAAGTTGCTCTTTTGCTTTGAGATATTCTCATCCTCGGTTACAAGTCGACCGTCCTCTTTTTCTAAACCTCTGGCTGTCTTCTTATCAGCCTTGGCCTCTTCATATGCTTCTTTCCACTTGGCGACAGAGGGCACGAAGTAGGCTTCAACACCAAAAATTGGCTTGAACTCCTTGCCCTCGGCCTTCATCTTCTTCGCGTGAAGAACTTGATATGACGTTCCATTCATATTTCCATGGTCTGTCAGCGCTAATGCATGACTGCCATTCTGATATGCAAAATCCATATGATCTTGCGGATATCCAAATCCATCGAATGGGGATCCCACAACGCTATGCGCATGGAGACCCACAAACGGAATCTTGCTCTCTGTTCGTTCCATAAGTACCCTCTCTGTTGTTATATTATAGGAATGTTATCTCAAGAGTAAAGAGATAAATATCTTTCGCCGCGATCACAAAGGAATGTAATAATCGCCCCATTGCCTTTGTGTGTCGCAGCCGCTTGTTCTGCTGCCAAAACGTTTGCTCCGGAACTTATGCCGACCAGGAGGCCATTTAATGATAATTCCTTGGCTTTTGCAATTGCGTCTGCAGTCTTAATGAAGATGACTTCATCAATAAAATCAGGATCTACCAAGTAATCGCCGCCGTCTCCAATGCCCTGTATCCCGTGATTTAACGCATCTTCGGCCGGCTTGACCTGTATGATCCTGATATCTTTGTTGATTCGTTTAAGGACCCTTCCCACGCCCATTATGGTGCCGCCAGTACCTGCACCGCAAATTAAAACTTCTGGTTCCAGGCGTCGGTCGATGAAAATTTGCCTTACAATTTCTTTGGCTGTTGTTTTTTCATGGCATTCAACGTTTAACGGATTCTCGAATTGATTCAAAGACCACCAATTGTCATTCTCTCGAACAAGCTTGTCCCGAAGCGCAATTGCGCCTGGAAAGTCGTTGTGGCCAACTTCGATTATTTCTGCACCATATAATCTTATGAGCTGCTTTCGCTCTTCAGACATATTCGATGGCATTATAATTTTTACTTTATATTTTTTTATAGCACCGAGCATAGCGAGAGCAATGCCAGTATTGCCGCTCGTTGCTTCAACCAAAATAGTGTCTTCATTAATTAAGCCTTTGTTTTCAGCGTTGTTGAGTATATATAGTACAATCCGATCCTTAATGCTTCCTGATAGGTTAAAAGTTTCTAACTTTGCGAAAATATTAGATTTTAGTTCGATGACCGGCGTGTTACCAATCAAATCTTTAATGTTCATTTTACCTCTTTAATTGTCGACTCCGACAGGATTAATTTGATTAGCATTTAGAAGACTTCGAGGAATTGGATATTGTACTTTTCCTTCAGAAGATATATAGTCAGAGTATAAATCCCAACTATCAATTCTATGATATTTTTCTAAATCAACGTATGTTATATTATCTGTACTCATTGTATCAAATATCTGATCTAAAGTAAAGAACCTATATGAGAATCTCTCTTTTAAAGGTAGTCTTTCTCTTTCTTCATTTTTGAATAAGCCGGTAGATTTTTTTCTTACCTCGTCAATAAATTGTTTCAAATCAGACTGGTTAAATGTAAACCCCAAATACTCGCCGTCAATAATGGTTTTACCATCATATCGATATAAAACTTTTTTATCTTGTCTTTCTGATATTTGTTTACGATTGCCGCGAGGTGTCCAATGCGGGTAAACGCCATATGGAAAGGCTACATAAAATCTATCCGGTGCGAGCCATGTGCTAATTCCCTTACTTACTTTATCTGCTACCTTTGCGCCATATAAGATAGACCAGCCATAACAATCTCTTTTATTCTTGTCTCTGGGATGTATTGGCACATATTGTAGTGGAATAACTTTTTTCTTTTCACCCTTCTCTCGATCAAAATGTCGATAAACCCAGACAGGATCCTGAACATATTCTCCCAATCGATACCTTATAAGCGGTTGCATATCATCATCACAGATAATCCAAATAGTTTCACAACCGGCATATGCGCATTCTAAAACGGCGCGCTCAATCGCAAGGTAATCTTTTGCGATGGGAACCATACAATCATGCCATGGAAAATTAAAATCTAATTTTGGGCCGGCGACAGGAACAATACCAGCCAAATGAAATCCAGAACTCATTTAAATTCTCTAGTATCCAATGTGTAATTGCCTTCTTCTATCATCAGCTCCTCTTTATCCTCGAACACCTGACGTTCTAAAAAATTCATCTTTACAGGATAACGATAAGTTTGTGTGTGTTTCGTACCAAGAATTCCAGCTTTCGTCATGACGTCGACTGTTTTATGCCTCGCCATTGTTGAGGTATAATCAACATGATTTAAACTCTTCTCGGACATAATTGATTCTGAAACACAATCTTTATATTTCGGTAAAGTAATCTTAGGAAAAAAGTAAATCTTGTTTACGAAATCTTCTTCGTTTTCCAGAAACCAGTGTTCGTGTTTCGTGCCAGATGTAACACGAAACCAATCATATACATGATAACTTATTATGTTTATTTTAGAAAATGGAAAATTTTCAATGTTGTCTCCGTCAAAGAATCTAATATTTTCATAAGCTATGATATATTTTCTATTATGACATATGACTTCTATTTTATCTTCCTGAAGACGGATAGAAGAAATCTTGTCACCAAAGGGGTTTAAGCCTCTCCAAGATAAATCAGAGGCAATCCGTTGCCATCTATCATATTCAAACTCGCCAGAAATCAGTTTTTTAAATTTAAAAAAGGCTGGTTCTTTGTTGTAAAGGATTGGACAATTTGTTTTGTGTGCCCAATGAATAGCCGCCAGCGATGTACCAATGGCTACGTTTTTCCAACTAAACTCAACAGCCATCTTTCCTTTTAATCTTGATATTCCTATGCCACTTCTTCAAAACACGGTGATGCTTCGGCACTTCGCGACATCGGCCTCCAGCTTTCTTATAACGTACGCCAGTCACCCAGGCTGCTATCCAAATTTTATTATCAGTTCTATAGCCGCAATTGCGTTTAATCTTAGGTATTTGTTTTATAATATGCTGCATCCAGGCTCTAGCTGCTTCTTCGGGATTTGTACGGCTTATCCCGTATGCCCTTTCGTAATATGGCCATAGCTGCATAAGACCAATTGCCATTGGCGTCTTTTTGTCCTTACTAAACTTTTTGTCACCTTCCGCTATGGGATTATATTTACTCTCTTGACAGGCTGCAGCCAAGATCATACCTCTGAGCGACGGAGGAACGTTAAATTCCTTTTCAACCGCGATGAGCTTTTCCAACAGTTCAATATTAACTTTTTCTGGATCCACACCTTTACAATTATGAATTGCTTCTAATAAGATTTCATCATAAGTTGGTTGCTCCAGATCATATGTTTCTATATAAATTTCTGGTGGAGTGGTGGCCATTAGGGCCAATAATAAGTAAGTCATATGTTTTTGTTCTCTCTATAAGCAGAGACAGCGGATGGCCATAGTTCGGTTATAATATCTAACACGGCTATAGCAACTTTTTGAATTTCCCATTGGGCGCCGTCATGTGTTCTCAAGTCTATAAATTTAAGTAGATTGCTTAAATTACAAGTACCATAATATTCTGTATATAAATTTTGTGGCAAGACGCCCCTCGCTTGTTCGCGACATATACCATGGTCGATTAATTTATTATATAATGCCAAGGATGCTCTGTCATGAGAATATATTAAGTAGGAGGCGCGCTGGACGGCGACTCCGTGTGAATCAATTACTGGATCGATAAAATCGTCTGTGTTAGATGCTTGTCGATTGCTTTTATGCTGCGTTCTAAAAACTTTCGGTTCATAGAATCTCAAATTTACATCAGTGTAGCGACGACTAATTTCATTGTAGGACCAAGTCCTGTGGCGATGATGCTGGCTGCGGATAAACAAAGGTACCACAAACCTAAATGTAGCAACGTTATGCTCAAAGGTCGATGTGTGTTTGTGCTTAATAAGGTAGTCGATAAGTTTCTTATCTTTTTCGTCGAGTTCATTTTTCTGTTTCCCAAAGGATACACGCGCAGAATTAACGATCGTAAGGTCAGAACCCATATGATCAACTAATTCTACTGCGCCTATTCCATCTCCGTAAAGTTCAATTCTTTTCATGAATAGTACCCAATACATAGTTCTCTAAAAGAAGAAAAGAATCTTTTCCATTGAGAGTTATCGTCTCAAGCATATTCGTCGAATATACAACTGTATCTCCCTTCCAAACTCCTAGAGAACAATCTCTAGCTCGTCGCAGAACTCGGCCTACAGAGTGGAGGCTTTGCTCTTTAAAATCATCAGGCAGCAGTATGCCCGTTTGCTCTATTTCTTCTTCTTCCAAAGGCTGAATTAGAAAACGTCTGTTATAGGGTTTTAGTAACATTGAGTCTCCTAACTAATCTTTTTCTGAAGCTTGTCGAAGATTTCTGTGAAATCATCGATATTTTCGCCCTTCTTCAACATTCGATAGGCGCGCAGCCCTTGACTAAT